GAGGTACCTGTATGACTGAGGCTGCTTTAGGGTTATCTGATGCAGAATTCTTAAAACAAGATCCTGCTACTTTCTTATCTGAAGAACCTACTTCAGACACAGAAGAAGTAGTTGATAAAGAAATTGAATCATCAGATCAAACTGATGAGACCGATGATGTAACCTCTGATACTACAGTAGAAGAGGGTAGTGACGCACAGGAGCAAACTGAAACTACCACTGATGAGGATGAAGTAAGCCAACCTGATGGGGATACCCAAACGGAGCATGAACCTTCCGATAATAGTGATGTAACAGAATCTCTTGATACTAGTAAGAAAGACTCGACTGATACAAAGGACGATAGTCCGGAAACTAAAGAGTTTGATTACGAAAGTGCATATAAAAAGGTGTCTGAACCTTTCAAAGCCAATGGCGTTGATATGCAGGTTACGGATCCTCAGGATATCGTTCGTCTAATGCAGATGGGCGCTAATTATCAAAAGAAGATGGCACAAATGAAGCCTAATCTAAAGATAATTAAGATGTTAGAAAACAACGAACTTCTTGATGAAGTTAAGTTGCATAATCTAATTGATATATCTAAGAAGAATCCTAAAGCTGTCGCTAAGCTTATTAAAGAAAGTGGGATAGACCCTTTAGATATTGATACGGAAGTACCCATAGATTACAAGCCGACAGATTATTCTGTTACTGATAAAGAATACCATTTAGATCAAATACTCGATGAAATCAAAGATACTGATACCTTTAATAAAACAATTAATGTTTTAACTAAAGAATGGGATGTTAAGAGTAAATCAACTATTTCAGATAATCCTGAAATTATTGGTATTATTAACTCTCATATGGGTAATGGTGTATTTGATAAAGTTAATGCGATGCTACAGCAGGAGAAAGCACTAGGTAAATTATCTGGTATTGCTGATGTAGATGCGTATAGACAGATCGCCGAGCACATGCATAAAACCGGTATTCTTCATGAGCAGGGCTCTAATAAGAAAGGTACTCCCAAAGTGTCAAGCGAGACTGAAACAAACTCACAAGCTAATGCTGATCGTAATAAACAACGAAAAGCAGTAGCACCGGTCAAGCAGACTACTACAAAAAAAACTACATCTAATGAAGATTTTTTAGGTTTATCAGATGAGGAATTTATGAAGAAGTATGCTAATCGGTAATTTTAATTACTATTAAATAGGAAATTACTATGGCTAACGAAAATGCTTATAATGCTCCCACTAGTACTGCTGGTGGAACTGCATCTGGTATAGGTGCGCAAGCACGAACAGATTATTATTTTAAGAAAGCTCTTATTGCTGTTAGGGACCACCAGTATTTCATGCCTTTGGCTGATGTACGAGCGATGCCTAAGCATATGGGTAAGAAAATCAAGCAAGATGTTTATGTTCCTATGCTTGATACATTAAATGTAGGAGACCAGGGTCTAGATGCGGCAGCTGCTGCTATTGTAAAAAACACATGGACTGCTTGGAATGCTGCTGGTGCAGTAATATCTACTGATACTACTACACAAGCTTTAGCTATAGCAGAAAGTGGTGCAGTAGACGTTGCACCAAATGGTCAAAATCTTTATGGCTCTTATAAAGATATTGGTGCAATTAAGAAAAAGATCCCAACGTTACGTGAGAACGGCGGACGAGTTAACCGAGTTGGGTTTACACGTACTCAAATTGAAGGTGATTTGCTTAAACGTGGATTTTTTACTGAGTATACTCAGGAATCTATGGATTTCGATACTGATGAAGAATTGTTATCCCACATCACTGAGGAAGCTCTTGTTGGTGCTAATGAATTAACTGAAGCTGAGCTTCAGAATGATTTAATCACTAACGCAACTTCTAATGGTACTGCTTATTATTGTTCAGCTACTTCCGGTGGCGCTGTTAAAACAGGTAGTGGATTGGATGTTGATGAGGTAGTTACATATAATGACTTGATGAATCTTTCGATTGCTTTGGATGATAACAAAACTCCTAAGCAAACGAAGATTATTAGTGGATCTCGTATGATTGACACTAAAACCATTAATGGTGGTCGAGTCATGTTTATAGGAACTGACTTAATTCCTGTAGTACGTAAGATGACAGGAATTGATCCTAGTTCTGCTGTAGGTTCTGGCTTTGTTGGCGTAGAAAAATATGCTGACGCTGGTAATGTTCTACATGGAGAAATCGGAACTGTTGATCAATTCCGTATGGTTGTAGTTCCAGAAATGCAGTATGACGTAAAAGGTGGTGCATCTGGTGCTGATACTGCAGGTACTGGTAAAAATGGTGCAGATATTTTCCCAATGTTGGTTGTTGGTGATGGTGCATTTACAACTATCGGTTTCCAAACAGATGGTAAGAGTGTTAAGTTTTCAGTAAATCACAAGAAACCTGGTAAAGAGATTGCCTCTTTAGATGATCCATATGGTGAGGTAGGATTCTACTCTATCAAATGGTATTATGGCTTTATGGCACTTCGACCAGAGCGTCTTGGTATTATTTGGACTTGTAAAGTAGCAGTATAATTGGGGTTTTTACCCGGTCCTTTGGGGGTGCTAGCGCCCCCGGAGGACACCCTTTTTTTAAATAAAACTAGGAGATGAGACATGGAAATGGAAATAGAAACTCCCATTAATAAAATGGACAATAAAGAAATTAGAGAAGAATTAGAAAGTAACGGTGTTATTTTACATCATAAAACAGGTATAGATAAACTTACTACTACACTTAAAGAAGTTCGTGCTGGTACATACAAAGCACCTAATAAAGAAGCTATTGCAGATCCTATTGCTGCTGGTTCTCTTCCGGGATCAACTGTAGCATCTAGAGCTGCAAAGGCATTACATTTAAAAGGAACTTCAGAACAGCAAGCTATGAAACTTACTCGTATAGTAGTTGTTCCTAATGATCCTAATATGAGTGCGTATCCAGGACTTATTTTTACTGTAGGGGCTTCGGGGCTTAATAATGGTGAAATGGTTAAAAAGTATGTTCCTTTTAATAATGAGGAAGGATGGCATGTTCCTCAAATTATTCTTAATCAAATTGAACATGCTGAAATGCAGAAATTTAAAACTGTTGTTTCTCCTAATGGTGAAAAAGTTTTAGAACCTTATTTAACTAAAAAGTTTAATGTAAGAATTCTACCGGATCTTACTTTAGCTGAACTAGAAAAACTGGCTGCATCTCAACAAGCTGCCGGATTTAACGTAGGAGCTAATATCTAATGCCAATCACTATCGCTAATTTAACTGCAAACGTTTCTACAAGTGCAACTAACGTAGTAACAGGTACTGGTGTATTTGATGATATGATGGAAACTGTTAATGCTCATTTAGGTGCGCAATTTGCTTTAGGTCGAATTACCGGTAGTGATTACGCAACAGTGTATTTAACAGCAATGCAGGCTACTGTACAACAAGCCGTTGCATATACTATAGGCATGCAAAAAGGTAATGCGGAGGAGACTCTATTATTTCAAAAAGAAGTTACTGAATTTGCACAAACTGATAAAGCAACTAAAGTAGCTCCAACTACTACTAGTGTAATGGGAGCACAAGCTGCTTTATCTGGTGAACAGGCTAAAGGCTTTAAATGGAATGCAGATCAGAAATATCTTAAAACTCTCCTAGATGCTTGGAGTATTAATATCTCTACAGCAGGTGTAGCAGCTACCCAAGTAACTGCAATTAACGCAACGGGTACAGGTAATATAAACACCCAGATATCTAACGCAGAACCTACTGGGTAAACGTAATGGCGGTAGTTATACCTATTATAGCCTGGATTATAGTAGTAGCTGTTGTTATATATATAGTTGAAACAGTTATTCAATTAGTTGAAGTTATTATTCAACTTATATCTATAATTCTTGGGTGGAAACCAGACAGTCAAACAATTGAATACTATGAAGTTCATAATATTCCGTTGTTTAGTGATAAAGATATAGCTACTTCTTTAACAAAAACAGTTCTTGATAGTGTTCGCCAGAATACTAATCTTAGTAAAGCTCTTCTATACGCGCTTACGTTTGCAGGTCATAAAGGCAATTTAAGTAAGTTTATGCAGTTTATTGAAGATGGGAACTATTTTGAAAATTTCCCTCAAGTAGAATCGTTTATTTTAGTTATAGATTATACTGAGTTAACAGCTGCATTACTCACATTAAATAGTGTTCCTTGTACACCTGAGCAGTCATCGTTAAATGCATTAGATAATGCTACTTGGGTAAAGTATTGGCTTCAGGAAAATAAAGAATACAATGTAGGAACTAATACATTAGGAGTGGATTTTTCAACAACCAGTAGTAGTACACCTACTCCTGTTGGAGATACAGTTCAAGTAATCCCGTCTGTTAATCATTACGATGTTAATATAACTAGTATAATAGGTACAGCAGATGATGTATTAGCTGATGAACGATGGCAAGTAGATTTTGGTGCAATTACTTATAACGTAGCGTCAGATACCTATTCAGTTGGTGTATATAATGCACCAAATCTGGGAAGCATAAATAGAGTTCTTTCATATACAGTACCCACTAAACCCTTACAATTACATTATATTTCTTATTACTATAGAGATAGTGCTCCGTCTAGGCAGTATTTGTTTTTGTATAAAGTAGGAAGTGGAGTATACAGTGATTTAGATACACCAGGCAGTGCTATTGATATAGATAACGCTGCATTGCAAGCAATGCCTGCTATTCCATTACGAATAAGTAATTCTAATTACACTACCTTTGGTGCAACTAAAGCTGCTCAAATTGAAGACATATGCGACATAATTAGTGTTGATGCCCAAGGAACAATAGATAGAATTATGAGTGATCCTAATTCAAATCCAGGAGATATAGATAATGTCTATATTAATTTTGGTGTGCGCATGTGGGACACTACTCAAGTAGGTTTGTCATATTTATTTAATATGTTTGAAAATTTATATCCTTCACAAGGTACCACTCAAGGTACTTATAATAATGCCGCAGTAGGAGATGATAAACCACAAAATAATATAATTACTACAACAGAAGATAATAAACAAATATTTCAATGGTCATACATTACATATGAGCATTTTTCAGTATCTGAAATTAACGCAGATAGTGGTAGTACTGAAAACGGGATATACTATTCAGATTTGTCTAGATTTGATTCTAATAATCTTTTGCTAAATCGATATTACAGTTCTTCTGGAAAAGGCACATATAACGTTGGGTATAAAGCAGATACTTTAGCTGAAGTAGCTGCATTTTTAGCAGGTAATGGTGTAGTAAATCCAGGTACAACTACTGCAGAAGCAGCTAATTGGATGCAACCAACTACTCGAATGGGTTATAACAATACTACTCCAAATTTATTAGAAGCAGATGGAACTGCTAGTACTTTGATATACATAACTCCAGATATGTGTTACGAAAATAATGGATCAGGTGTATTGAGATTAGTTGAGCAAGCTTCAGAATCTACAACTGTAGGACAGTCAATTACCTATTATTGTTGTAAACCTTCAGGATTAGATGCTTATACCGTAGTTGCTCCAATTGGTGCTTTAAGAGTTGTTGATGGAGATACTGCTAAATTTAAATTTGTTAAATTTAATTTGGGACATAAAAATGATTTAATGGTCCCATTTATTCATACGTTTATTAAGGATTTATCTAATCCTATAGTTACTAAATTACTACTAAAAGGCTGTCATGCCTCTATTTACATTGCCCATTACGAAGTTATTCAACCTGAAGGAATGAGTGTTTGGATGGCTGTAGTAATGCTTGTTGTTATTATTGTTATTATTGCTCTTGCTTGTTATTTTGGACCTCAAGTTGGGGAAATAGGAGTAGCTATAGTAGCTGCTCTTTTAGAATATGGAATAATGCATGTAATATCTCAAGCACTTATAAAATGGGTACTATGGGAAATAGTAAAAGTAATGGTTGTAAATTACATGGTACAAATCATTATTACAGAAGTAGCAGGTAGTAACGAAGAATTAGCTATGATACTCAGTGTAGTTGCTGCTATAGGTACAACGTTTGCAGGTAGTGGAGATGCCTTCACTGGTATGGATTACGCTGAGATATTTGTTAGATCTGTTGATAATATCAATTTAGTTGTTGAAGTTAAACGATTACGATTAGAAGAGGAATTAGCTGATTTAACTGAGTTAGATGAAGCAGAAAAAGCACAAAAAGAACAAAAACTTGAAGAATATAAAAAGACACTTGAAGATTATAAAGATGCCCTTAAACCAAAGGATTATTCATATATTGATACACGAGTAATACCTGGTGCTGTTGTAAATGCAGAAGCATTTTATGCAATGCAAAATGGATATTATGACTATGCTATTACCATACCTTATGGAATTGAAGAGGGTATTAATCAAAAAGTTACGAGCATACCAATATAGTTAACTAGTTATATAAAAATAGACAATTTTATTGAATAGAGGTAAAGTTTAAATATATACAATAGGAGTAACTTATGCCCCCGAATACACAAAAATTATCTACATGGAAAAATGGAGCTGGGCAATATGTGCCTGAAAGTGAAATACTTGAATTTCTTGGAAAAAGTTCTAAAAGAAGAACAGATGGAACTATAGGTATAGATTGGGAAGGTAAACGAAACAGACAAAATTCAGGGGAATCTCAGTTAGATATGTTTAAGAATTTAGAAAGATTGAATGTTAATCCAAATGGGATACCCCCACAGTTACCTTTTGTTGCTCAACCTCCTACTGTTACACCTGGGTATGGAGGAAATGCTGAAAGAGGTATGGAAGAACTTATGCGACAAATGCAACAAAAAGCAGCTCAAACTAATTCCAATAGAAGGAATTCAATGTTTGATGAACTTAATTAATATAAGTAAGGAGATTAAACATGGCTTACCACACTAACACATCAGAATTTCAATTTGATACTAGTTTAAATAATGAATCTGATCGATGGAAAAGAGGAGCACTAAACTTTAAAGCACCAGAAGAAGGTAGTATATTTAGTAATAATCAAAACAATTTGGATGGTTTGGGTCACCTTACCTCAAATTATGGTAGCTATGGTAGCGTAGAAGATAATTCGAATAAGGGTACTGATTGGAAAGGTTGGGGAGGTATGATTGGTTCTGGACTGCAAGGACTTGGTCAATTAGCTCAAGGTTGGGCTGCTATTAAAGGTATAGGTGTAGCAGAAGATCAATTAGGGGAAAATAAACGTCAGTATAATCAGAATTATGCTCAGCAACTGAGAGCATTTGAAGGAAATAGAACTAGAGCTAATACACGTATTGACGATCAAAATGCGTGGAAAACCGCTCAAGGTCGTAAAGATCTTGGAAATTTAATAGCTTAATTTAGGAGAATAGTTATGGCTCAACCAACAATTCCAATTACTTGGAAAAATGTTACTGGTCCCAGTAATGCTTCTGCAAACGCTTTACTATCTAAATCAGGAGATGCTTTAGGTAATGCTATTTCTGGATTAGGTAATACTGTTGATGACTACACAGTAGATAGACAAAAAAGAGAAACAGATGCATTTGTTGCTGAACTTAATGCTCTTGGTAGTGATGAAGAGCGCCAGGATCTATTAGGTAGAGCTGAACA